TTACCTTTCTCGGGGATTCTGGACAATCATGTTCTTTCGGAGTTTCTTCGCTATTGTTTGGAGTTCATTTTGGTCTGGTTCTCTGTCGAATTCAACCTCGATGATGTCGCCTTTCATTATGACTCTCTTTATGGGCGTCTTCACTCTCAGGTTTGCTGGATTAGGTTTTTCATCTCGGAATTGAACGGTTACCAATCCTGCTCAACCACCCAGTAATAAACATCCAAAGTCTTGTTTTCCGCGGCGCTTGTGCTTAGCCAGAGGTAGATTTGGCTTGCTTTCTCAGTGATTTCTGGCAGACAGTCCGTCTTCGTTCCAAGCAGTTCTCCGTTCACGTAGAATTCTATTCTGTTTCCTGAATAGTAGACGGCTTCGAGAGTAAGCTCTTCTCCGGCTGTGATCGTTTTGAGGCTGATCTGGCTTTCATTGTTGTTGCTGGTGCGTGAAAATCCGTAAAGCGCGTTTCCCTCGATTCGGAAGCCGAACTGCTGTATCCATCCGCCGTACTGGCCGATATAAAGATCGACGTATTGATCTGTGTCGCTTCCAATCTTAACTTTACATCTGAGCAGCGGATTCTTCCCGAAATCAACAAGAGTCTCATTATTGTAGAGATATATCGAGGAAGGATTGCCTAAGCTTCCGCCTGTTCCAGTTTCAAGATGAATCCGACCGCTTGAAATGTCATAGGACGCCGTGTTTTCAGTGACTATAATATAGCCCTGATCTGATTCGCCTGTAAATCTGATATGCATCCTTTCCCCGTAAACTTCAAGATCGTCCCGCTTAACATTCAAGCCCCGCATAATCTTCGATACAATATCCTCGAAGCCAGGATTCTTATCGCCTACCGTTACCGTTGTGAAGCAGATCTTGCCTCTAAAGTCCCATTGAACCCGTCTTATTGTTTCTGTTGAATTGTCATATCCATCGTTCGGCAGATTCACTGTGACCGTCTGTTCAGTGCGGAGATTCCAGAAATCATAGAGAGTTATCTCCGCTGATTTTCTTGTCTGATTATACATACTTAGCAGTGAAGAAGCTATGCTCGCTGCTTCCGTTATGCTTCTTATCCGCCTGTTATGGACATAGATATGCGGTTGCCCCGAGCCTGCGGACCCTTTAAATCCAGAACGGCCTTCAACTGTGACCTTGCCGATTGTTTCGCCCCACTCCGTCTTTCTCAAGTCAATAACATCTGACTCATTTATCGTTAATCCGGTTGATTCCGCGCCTTCCAAGAAGAAATGCACATCGTCATTATTGTCAACGTAGAAGCAGCAGCCCGCAAGTTCCGCAAGATCCTCAATGACATCGCCTATGGTCTTGCCGTATCCATCAATCCGATTGATGATTGTTCCCGTTGAAGTGTTAACATTATTGCTCGTTAAAATGCCTGAAAAATAATAGTCAACCAAATCTTTGACGATTGCGCCCGCATCCATATTCGCATAGACACGATGATTCGAATCTAAAATGACTTCTCGATAGAGAATATCGGTTCTTCCAATGCAATAAACGGTTTTCCTATGCTGTTTTCGTTCGATGATAATCTTTGTTACTGTTCCTTTAGCTACTGTAGAGCCGTCAACTTTAACCTCAACGGAGTCTCCAACATTCACATTGACAGTATGCATCAAAAGAAAAGTTAGTTTTCCCCTTCCCTCATCAGTAATGCTGAGCCTACGAGCTGAAACTTCACCGCCGTTAATCAAAAGCTGAACAGCCATCTAAGGAACAACCCCATATCTCCGAAGCTCATCAATCATTCGATTACCTATGTCCCTCGCGAGCTGTTCCTTATCAAACTCATCAGTAATCTTGTTGTCATGAACATCCACAGTGACATTAACCGAAGGCCTAGCAGCTTCTCCAAGGACGCCCGCTAAGCCGCTAGCCACTGCAACAGGAGCAGGAGGCGTAAATCCGCCCGTTAAGGACCGCCATAACTCCTCGGCGCCTGAAACGATGCTGGCACCTATGCCGCCCAGAGTTGAAGTTACATTTTCCCATGCGGACTGAACAGCACTCGACAATCCTCCGAGCATATTTTGGATTTCAGCAACTGCATCGTCAACAATATCACGCATACCCATGAAGTTCATCTCGTAAGCCATGTAAAGAGCTGTGACCCCTGCAATCGCCGCGCCTACTGCCCAACCTGCCGGTCCAAGCCCGACAAGAACGCCGCCGAGCGATTGTAATGCGCCGCCTAAGGCTGGAAGATTCATCATCAATCCGGAGATGGCGCCTTGAAGCAAGCTAGGCCCCAAAGCATCCGCAACCGCGCCGATAGGTCCAAGACCCGCCGCGAACTGTTTCCATGCGATTTGAAGTTGACTGTTCATCTGGCCGAGCTGATAGCTTGCGTTCATCATCTCTGCGTTCTGCCGTGCAAGCTTCCCCGCGGTTGTATCCATGACCATGTTGACTTTCTCTTGGACTCCACGTGCCTGCTCCATCTGCCCCATAGTCTCAGATATTGAGCCTTGATAATTGATGAGGCCTAGCACGGCCCGTTGCGCTCGGACATCGAAGACGCTGAGATACTCATTGATGGCTGCTTGGTCATCTCCGAAGGCTTCAACATTCGCCCTTATCTGCCCAATAATATCGTCGAGGCCCCGCATTGACCCATCCGCATTGTAAAGACTGATTCCGAGGTCATCCGCCTTTGCGATGAGATCCTTAAACATCGCGTTCAGATAAGTTCCCGACTCAGTTGCGCTTCCATAAGTCTTGTCAAGCTGAACAAGCGCTGCTAGGGTCTCTTCAAGCGACAAGCCCATATTCGCCGCTGCTGCTCCACAATTCGCAAGACCAGAAGCATAACCCGCAGCTGTATCGATGCCTGCATCTGCCGCCTTGCTTATCGCGTCTAAAGCTCGTGCAGACTCATCCGCGCTCAGATTGAACATTGTCAACGTCTGAACGAGAAGCCCTGCAGCCTGCTCTGTGCTTATATTTTCCAGACGTGCCAATGATAAGGCAGATCGTAAAGCTTGTGCAGCCTCATCAGCCGACAGACCCGCCTTAACAAGCGCCTCAAGCCCCCGTGCAGCCTCAGCAGCGCTGAATCCAAGATCCGTCTGTGACTCGCTGACCTGCATAAGTGTCTGTCTGAGCTTTTCCGCCTCTTCTCCTGTCAGGCTTGTCGCTGAAATAATCTTCGTTAATGTCTGTTCGTAATCCATGAATCCTTGGGCTGCTTCAGCTGATGCTGATGTTAATGCTCCAATAGCGTCATGTGCGAGCTCACCCAGCAAGACGCCTGCAGCTATCTTCGCAGCGTCCTTGAATCCTGAAAGGCTCCTCTTTACGCCTTGAAGCTCCGAGACTGCTTTGCTAACGTCAGCTGATACTTGAATTAGAAGAGAGGCAAGGGTGAAAGGCATCATCTAATCGCCTCTAAAATTTTTCTTTTTATGATCTTCGAGATTTCATTCATGTTCTTCTCAAGGGCAGGCTGCATGTAGGGTTGCGGAGACATGCGGCTTGTCCCAAACTCTACGTAGCTTGCGTAATCAACTTCTCTTCCAGTCTTCGGGTTAATGACTCCTCCGCCGCCAGCGACTACTGAAACCTTCAATTTACCTTTCTTTTCAATTCGGATGGTTTTTCTCAGCGCGCCTGTGTCTACTGGAGCAAAGCCTTCAGCGTCATCACGGATCTTCTCTGCAATCTCATCCAACGCGTCATCTAACGCCTCGCTGAGCTTCTCCTCTAAGTTGGACAGTTTCTCTTCCAGCTCCGTTAAGCCTAAAATCTCAATCTCCATTCAGTTCTTCCTTCCTTGGAAGCAGACCTACAAGCTCGCTGAGATCTCTGACTTCCCGTTGCGGCTCGATGCTTCTCGACGCTGATTCCCGCATAGACTTGACAAAAAAGAGATAGCCGTAGATTAGGACTTTCCGTTGTAAAGGCGTGAGGCTTTGCTGGTCAGGCGCTATTCGATAGCCTAATTGGTGGAGAAAGATTATTTCCTGCCCTTCCGGGCTTTCCGAAAATTTCTGATCTGCTCCTCCGCCTCAGCTGTGAAGCCGCATAGGCCGTCAACCGTCCGCCATAGACGCTCGAAGGCTTCAGGCTTCAATTGTTTAACATCTTCAACTGTCCATTCCTCGTTCATGCCTCGGGTTAAAGCCCTACTGACAAGATAGAAACGGGCCTCATCGATGCCTCGCTGTGCTGATGACAAGTCTATCTTTGAAAAGTCAATTCGGCCGTTCCGCATGAGATCTTCAAGATTGACAGAGGCGTCTTTGACCTGTAGATGTTTAAGCCTGATTGTTCTTGCTTCAGCCATGTCTCCCGCGGTTGGAGGGGCAACCGTGAAGACGGCGTCTTCTCCGTATTCTCCGGCTGGAACGTCTATTAGTAGATCTGCGCCTTTAAGCACGATCTCTTTCGTCAGCCGCAATTAGGGCACCGATGTCTACGATATGCTTACGGTTGCGCTTTTCGCCCTGAATCTCGTCGTTATATATGCAGGTTCATTCTTCGGCGATGCTATGCTTGGCTCTGGAAAGATGACGCCCGTCAACGTGATTGTTATCGTGTTTCCTGCGCCTCCGTTGAAGACCAGCTTCATGGTATATTCTTCCAGTGTGCTTTGGAATGGCGCTGTTCTGTCAAGCATCGTTTTGCCGTCCGATCCAACTTTGAAGGCTTCCTTTATTGTGCCTTCATAGGTTTTGAGTCCCGGCGCCCATGCTTGGATCTCGTCGCTGTTCAATGCGTCTATGCCTTCAATTGCCTGTTTCGGCTCTAGGGTTACTTCTTGCGCTATGAAGCTGCCCATATCTCCCTCAGTCGTCTTCGTTATGGTTACCTGCACATTCTTTCCGACATACACGCTCATTCATTCATTTCCTCCTTTATCATGTGATTACCTTGATGCTTTGCGCCTTAAATGGCGTCACAATATAGACGGGCTCGTTCTTGGGGGCTGGAAGGCTTCCCTCAGGGAAAACAGCATTGTTCAATCCGATTTTGACTGTTGAGCTTGATTGACTCCAAGAAACGATTATTCCCCAATACACTTCAGAGGGACTATCTGCGAACGTTTCAACACGGCTGAGCTGATGCTCGTCTCCAGGCTTGTAAACTTCCTTTATGCTTCCGTCAATCTCTTTAAGCAGCGGCGCCCAGAGTTGCACGGTGTCGCTTCCAAGCCCATCCAATCCTTCAATTCGCTGTTTAGGCTCAATCGTGATTTCCTGCGCAACATATGGGTTCAAGTCATAACGGTAAATGCATTTTACAGTGTCGCTTGCTCCGGGGTAGCCGCTGAAAAGTGTGGTGAAGTATAGGTCTGTGTCGGGCGCCGTAATTATCCAATCTGAACCATTATAAGTTATGAGGTCACCTTTTGCATAGCCTCCGCCATACGACGCCACATAATAGTTTGAATTGTCGAGAGTCCCGCTTCGTCTAACAACAATTGCATATTTCTCGCCTACAGTCATCCCGTTATATGGAGAGTCAAAATCAATCTGGTAAGCTTGATAGGCATGGCTATTCCAGTCTGATGCTGAGACTGTTGCTGAGGCCAAAGCGGAACCTGTAGGCTTCCCATCAGCATCCGTAGCGTATAACTCAACAATCACATTGTCCGTCGGACTGCCTATGTTAGGCTCGGGACGCAGAATTACACCGGTGATCCAAGGAACTGTTGGAATAAATGTTTGGGCTCTCTGTTGATCACTGGTGGTGCCGAAGGGAGCGGGGCCGTAAGCTGCGGTTGCCTTCTGGTCTTCTTGTGGATGTTTAAGAGTCACGGCGCCCGAAGCGTCATTCACCGTTTCAGCTTCAAACTCGTAAAAGACGGATTCACCGGCCTTCTTCACCTTAACAATGACATGTTCAGATTCGTTTGCAACGCCGTCCATGTCCCTGTCGCTTATAGGCGTCTTGCTAACAGTAAAGTTCAGATTTGTCCCATTGAATTGGCTGCTAACATCCTCCTCAATAGGCGCCTGAATCGTTATCTCAACGTCTTTCCCAACATACACACTCAAACCCTTTTCACCTCTCTATGCATAACTGTCCGTGAAATAGAGGACCGTGAAACTCAAACTCTTCCTGTAAAGAGGAGGCTTTCTATCCAACTCGTCTAATGCTCGAACAACAGGACTTCCCAATACAAAGCCGGATGACTGCATGGCTTGAAAATTCGTCTTATTGCATAATGCGTCTTTAACTGCCTTGGCAAGTTGATCTCGCTCTAAGGGGCCTTCCTGGCTCCAAACATCAACCTGAACTGTGCCGTGGTATTCGTCTTTTTCTCCTCCAAGCATGCCAACCTCGCCATTTTCAACAGGGTCAACAATTGTGATACATGGCAGCTCGTATGATCTTTCAAACCAGCCGTCTTTTTCACATCAATAATGTCAGTCATGCCTCAACACGCTTCAAATAGGCTTCAAGATGATGAACCCTGCCATGAGCCACCATCCTCTTAACGTAAAGAACCTGCCAACTGCCGTTTTCTAACGTGTTCACTCGATAACCCCGCGCTATCATGACGGTTGGCTCGAAGATGCCGATTGCCTCTGCAGTCTCAGTTGTTCCGGGAATGATGAAACGTTCATTTGGACGGAGAATTTTAAGAGCGACATATGTGAAGCAGACATTACTGTATGAATAGATTGGATTGCCATAATCATCTGTGCTGCTTGTTTCAGCCATGAGAATCTCTGCGATGTCTCTTGCCTTCAGGAGTATTCTTCCAAAACGGGTTGACGGTGAAATTTGCGCCATAAAATGTTGACTGTTGAAATGTAATGGATTAAAATTTAGACTCATCTTTTATTCATCCTTTATGTTATGTTGTTTGCTTCGATGCTGTTGAGTCCCTGCTTGAGAATCGCCTGAGTTGCATAGTCACGTATCACGTTGCCGACGATCAGGTTGTAGTCTTCATCTGTGGATGCTTCTTCAATGCCGTATTTCAGCTGGTTGCCCCATGGATTGCTGATCTGATTAGCCTCAACGATGCATTGAACAGTGCCGTCGCTGAGCTTTATGCCTGAATAAGTGTCCGTTGCTTCCGCGCCGTTACACCATATCTTGTTTCCATTAATTATACAGCGGTCTGCATCTCGAAGCCAGATTCCATGCTTACGATTCTCATAGATGCTGTTCCCGATGATCAGAAGATTCTCAGCTGTAACGGCACTGTAGATTCCATGCTGATAACAATTTTTGATCACGTTACCCTTTACAACTGCCCCTTCAACGCCGTAAAGCTTGATGCCCGGCCATACATCGCTAGAGTCTTCACCGCAACCTTCAATTATGTTCTCAGCTACAATGCAGTGATGACTATAGGCGTCCAGCTCTATGCCGCAGAAAAGCGCCTTAACAACATGGTTACGTGCTACTATGCAAAGCAGCGATCCGCCGTCAACCCAGATGCCATCCCAGCCTATCTTATCCGATGATAATGTTGCATCTGGATCGCCAATCCAGCAATCCAGCACCTTTGAATAGTGGCTGCCGTTAAAGATGCGGATGCCATTCTCGCCTGTCGCGGTTATTCTGCAGCCTTGGATATGAGTTTCCGGCGAACTATCTACGAAAATTCCATTTTCATAAGCATTCATAATATGCACGCCTAATATTTTCGCTCTTGAACAGCCTGACAGCCAGATGACAGCGGTATCCGTGCCTGCAGTTTGATTCGCCTTGTTCCCGTCGAGAATGCCGCCGCGAATCTCAAAATCCGATTTAGTATCCGCCTTTATCATGCTGTCATTAACGCCGTTCGCTAAGGTTATCTTCGCCTCGCTCAAGTCCAGAATAACATAGCTGTCCAGAGAAAGCGGCGTTGAAATCGTATAGTCTCCCTTAACTGCAATAGTCTCTTTCCATGACCTGCCGGGTGTTAAGGCGCCATACACGCTTGTTAAGACCGACGCGAGGGAAGAGTCGCTGAACTCCCGTTTACCAGTCCTTCCATTAATCGCCTCAACAGTGCCCTGATTATTCCGGATAATGTAGGCGGCTCGCTTTTCCAGTCCATGATCAAGCAGCTGATTCCAATCATCCTCGCCGTCAATAATATGGCTTGCACTATACTCTTGAAAATCAACACTCAATGCTTATCCACCTCTTATGATGAAGAAACCAGTCCCCGACGATAACTTGACAGTAAACCTTTAACCTCCCCTGAAAAGGCTTCTTTAACCTCTACGAGGCGACTTGAAAAATCCCCTATGCTTAAAGACGTGCCGATATCACGCTGCAAAACCATATGAAGAACATTACTTGCAAGCATCAACGCGGCGAGCTTAACATCATCCGGAACCGCAGAATAGCCAGCCGTATAAGTGATGCGGACACTGTTTTCAATGTGACCCGGAATCTTCCCAACAATCTTGATGATGCCATGCTCATTCTTCGCATAGTAATACGTGGTTGAGATTTCCATCCAATCCGCCGTCTGATTATAACCAGCCTGATCCAATTCAACCTTCGTAAGCGTGAGGATAGGCACGTAACGGACATGAATCTCCCCATCCTCATTCCAGTCATGAAGCTCCGTAAAGGACAAGCCGCCGGCCTTAAAGAAGCCTGACGGAACACGGCAATAATTATCGATTGCCCTTTCAACTTGACTGATAAAACTGCCTAAGAAAGTATCATATTCAGTATCAGACGCGAACCCTAAATCCTGATACGTAACATTACTGAATTGCTTAACTTCCGAAGCGGAAACATAATTCCCCATCAAACTTCACCATCCAAAAATTTTTTAGCCGCAAAAAATCGCGGGGAAGATCATCGGCCATAAAGCCTCCCAGTAAAGCCTCAGCCAGCCTAAGCAGCATGGCTGATTATGCAGATGCTGTTGTCTGGACCTTCGTCTGCGCCGCCGTCCATGTGAGTCACGATGTAGTTGCTGAGCTCTGTGCCGACCCTGTAAACCTCAACGACAGGTTCTTCTTGAAGAGCAGCCCAGATCGCGCTGACTCCCTTGGTCCCGACGATTGCGTATTTCTCGCCGTCTGTGCCGTTCCAAGCGGATCCGCCGTTGATGGCCAACTCGAAGTATGGATCCATCAGCCATTCTAGGCCGAGGACTCTTGGAATGCTGCCGCTGACAATGATGTCGCTTAAAGAGCCGTAGAACTGTTTTTAACGTCATAGTCGGTTGTGAATGCTGTCCAAAGTTTGTCTGGAGCGGTAACGATGAAGTCAGGGGTGAAACCGTCGGCGAGATTTGCACTTATCGCTGAGGTAACATTAGAGAAGGTGAAGCTTGCCTCTGTGAGGTCTCCTTTGGTGCCTACTGTCACGCTGTTCGGTGATGCTGCGCCTGCCATCCCGTTAACGACCTTATCGAGGATTCCCTGCCTTACGCATGCGCCGTGAACCTGCCCAATCTGCTCAACAAAGTTGATTGCGGAAGTGTTCGCCAGAAGATCGCTTATCTTGGTGACCTTGCCGAACGGGGCTAACGTTATGGTTCTCTTCGCTAATGTCGGGTCGGCGGCTGTGAGGGCGGATCCTTCCGTCCAGTCGTCATAATCCGGTCTGGTTATCACTTGTACTTCCACGGTTTTGCCCGCGCCTCTGGAGACGTGAACCCGCATCGCGATCTCACGTAGATCAATGAAGTTCTGGAGAACAAGCATGGCGCGAGCCTGCACCATGGTTGGAAGCGAAATATTGGTGGTTCCCGTCAGCAGCTCCTTAACGGTCATATCCGCATATTCGCTTTGATAAAACTCGTTCAGTCTCTCCCTTATCTCTTCAATTCTCATTTTCCCATTCACCATGAAAGTTTAGGGGCCACATTTCCCATCTCGGCTCTCCGAGCTGGGTAACCGCGCAGGCCCTCGCCGGCGCGGGTCCAGAAAAGAAAGTTAAGGACCATTAAAATGCGGGAAAATTGCAGAGTCTCACTTGTTTTTCTGTTTCGCCAGGGTTTCGAGAACTTCGATTACGGTTAAGCGGTAAGCGTCGCTCTTGCTTAGGCCTTCGCTTCGTAGCTGTCGGAATCGCTCCCAAAATCCTTCCTTGGTTAAGATGGCTTTCTCTTCGTCTTGTCTATCTCTCGGGCATTCCAGTTTCTTAGCAGCCTCTTTTGTTTGCTTAGGATGGTTTGCTCCTGAATTTTTGGTTGCGAGTTTTTCGTATAGGGCTTCCAGTCTTCCGACACGTTTCTCTAAAAGCAGCAGCTTTGGAATCTGCTTTTCAATTTCTTTTAGACGTTTAATCAGCGATTCCTTCGCAGATTCGCATGGAGACTTCTGTGCTTCCCTTTTCTGGTATGTCTTCAATAGAGCTTCGGCGTGACGTTCAAGATGTTTTCTCGCCTTTTCACGTAGCTCCTCGGCGGATATGCTTTTTGTGACCGGTTTGATCTGGCTGCATCGGGCAAGCGCGTTTCTTAGATGCGGCAGGTCGACGGTTAAATTCTCATCTGGATCCTTGACGTTGGGTTTATGATGCGGCAGATGTCTGCAACGTTTATCTTTCGTTTCGCCTCGGAGATATGCAGGTTCGATGACGGCGAAGGCTGCGTCTGGAAGGCTATTTATGAAGGCTGTGTCCCATTCGCGTTCCTTAATGTTGTCTGATGTTTTTGTGTAGGTTGAATCCGTCATCTTATTCTCCGCAGATGTGAATTTTTCAATAATCTTTTCAATCGGTTCGATCCTGGTGAGTGGAACGCCTGGCAAAACATCGTTCTGAAGCAGGGCAAGACCGGTTAAGACGAGTCCTTCGCAGCTGACCCCCGCCTCCCCATCCATAATCTGCATTTTGCGGTTGCGGCATGAGCCTTCCACGCTGACATGGAGGATCTCGCCGTTATCAATCATGTCGACGATCTTCTTGCCTTTAAACTCAGCGTTCCGAGAGACCCGTAGTAGAGCCTCAACTGCTCCGTCCTCAAACTCTGCGTCTAGAATCTCAATTCCCTCAAGCGGGACTTCATGATTCATGTTGACTGGTTTGCCGATCAGGGTTCTCGCGGCGCGGAGAAGCTCATCCTCCAAATAAAGATTGTTGTTCATGCTGTTGACTGGGAAGAGAGCCTCAACCTTGTAGTATTTCGCATCTTCATCTTCCTTCGCGAGCTTTATTGTCGGCTTAGCCCACCTGAAGGCTTCCTGGGGCTTCCGATATGGCTTTGTATCATCTAAGCCGTGAGCCTTCAGCCATGCATAATAGATTTGCTTGCCTTTCTCGCATTCTTCATTGGGGCTTCCGCAGTACCGCTTCATGAATTGCCTGTAAATCTTTTCGAAGTCTGGATGCCTTGGCTCACCGATTCTGCTGTTTGCTTTTGAGACTGTCCTTATTGTTGAATGTTTCTCAGCGATGCGTGCTTCGGATGAACCGACTCTTTCAAGCCCCATTATGTTCAGAAATTCTTCTACTTCACGATTCAAACTTCTCACCATGCCACAGCCTTAAAGTCGCGTATGGAAAGTTGGAAAGATTAGAGAGATACAGCGATACCTTTCATTTCTCCACGTTATCTGCAGTTTGAGATACGAATGGAATCAAGCTTTGCTTCAGAACGGTGCCTTTGCCGGCTTCAGCTGGATATCCCAATCGCTTACGTGCATATTCCGGCGAGATGATGCCGTGCTCAATCTCTTCGCAGAACCTCCGGCTCAACGCGTTCTCGTCTTCCGGATGGAGAGGCCTCCACTTCAATTTCACATTTTCGATTCCGGCAATTCTGAAGAGTCGATTCTCATGTAGGCGTTTAAGTTCACGTTGATAGGCGCGTATCTCGCTGTTGAGTGCCTCCATCTGTTCAACTGCTGTTCCCTTAAGCGTTGTTGATCCGAAGGCTAGAACAACTTCGGGGACTCCGAGGCCAGCGATGAGGTTCTCACGGAAATGCCCAATGATTCCCTCAATAGTTTGTCTCTGTCCGCCGGGTCCTCCAGCCTGATAGACTTCTTCGATCTTTGCGATTACGCCGTCGTGGAAGATGTCTTCACCGGGCTTACGGTTCAGTATGCTTGATTTAACGCGGTTGAACGTTGCCTCATCAACAGGGTTACTCACAGATCCAATTTGAATTTCAAGCAGAGGGTCAGCCCGCCGCCTCGCGATTAATGGCAATTTTTCCTCCATATATAGGATTGCCTTTATCGTCGGTAGGCATCGACGTAGGATTGAGACGCCGAAGGGGCTCCATGGCTCTGCGTTAAACTTTAAGTGGACGATCTCGTCCGGATCATACTTGACTGTTTTTCCAAACTTCGGCTGATAGACATACTTGGTCAATTCGCCCGTATTCTTGTTCAGAGTTACACCCATCTTCAGCGGGTTAAGCGGGACAAGACGGCGGATCTTCTCGTCTTCTCTTTCAACTCGCCAATACATATTACCGAAGATCATGGCGTAAAGGGTGCCAGCGCGGATCACGGTGTCTGCTTCGATCTCCGCTAGGAACTCGTTGGCTTTTCTCAGCATTTCCCCGTCTTTGCTTTCGAGGATGTATCCGCTTTGCCAGACCATTGCTTGTTTGATGTCGAGGGCACGGGCGACGAATGGAACATAATAATACGCGTCTAGGTAATCTTCGAAATCGTTGAAGTCTTTCGGATATGTCACGCCGCTTACTCTGTACGGCGGCAGCCTCCGGGCGGTTTTAGGGTTCACGGTTGATTCATGGATTAGATGTGCCCTAATCAAGTGTCTCCGTATGCTTGATTTTGTCTCTAGGAGCTGCTCTGTGGAGGCAATCATGTATCCATATGGAACTTGGCCTTCGATTGCAACGCGGCCGTAAAGCTTCTTTCTGTGTCTAAAGATTCTTGGGAGCTTCAAGTTGGAACACGACCATAGGTAAGTCTATATTTAAAATGAAGCGGGTACGGGTCCTCCCATCCGCCCTTCAGATTGTAACGTTTAACCGCCGTTCTGATAAGCGGAGTCACGGTTGCCGCGTATTTTTTCCCTGCGGCTTCGATTTGAGGTGGAAAAATGATTTGGAAGCCTCGGCGTTGCAGCCGATTCAGCATTGTGCATTCGCTTACGCCGTATGGATGCACGGGATACATGCAGCAGGCAAGAGGCCTCCATTCATAGATGCTGCAGCGATTGTTCTTTAGGAATGGGCAGATCTCATCGGCGAATTGGTACAGAGTTACTTTCTGGCCATTCCATGTTAAGGGGAGAAAATGCGGGGTTACTCCTCGTCTTCGCCCTAAAACTTCGAGGCGCCTCTTCTCTTCAGGCGTGATGGCCATTCCGAATTTTTGGCCGACTAGATGCCTGCAGCATTCGCCGCATTGGAGGCAACGCCACAACGCGATCTGTCTCATTTATTCACCTTCCCGAAACTGATTAGTCCACGCGGTTTCTTCATGAACTTCTTCGCGAGTTTCCTTAACCTTTCAAATCGTCTTGCCAAGATCTATCAGTCCCCTTAGAGGTTTATGACGCGTTGCGTAAGATGCAAGCGCGACCGCCCAAAATCTGTCATCATGTGTCCCCATCGGATGGCTGAAGTGGATTTTGCCCGTCTTTGTGATTTCGAACCGCTCCAAGTTCAGCTCGTTTATCAAATCATGATCGTAAGGAATCTTTAGGCGCCCCTCACTCATGTTCCGCTTCAGGACGGTTGCAATCTCTTCTTTCTTTGATTCCGTGAAGTTGACGCCTTCCACGTTTGGAATTCCAGTTTGAATCATGTCTTCAACGATCGGGTCGCCGAGACCCGTCTTGTCCACGCATATCCATTGAACGGTCTGCCATTTGTCGCAGAG